CACGCAACGATTGAAGGAAATTAATTGCTGCTCGTGCTCCATCTATACCATTATTCAGCACCTCATCTTCAAGATGTTCTAGGTGCAGGTTTTTTCCTTCCTTAGCAGCCTCAATAAGGTATTTTTTAAATCGTAACATCTTTGTTTATGGTAGGGTATAACAATATGATAAAGGAGGAGTAATCATGCCCATATCGGTATGTTCCCTGATTTACACCCTCTCCAATATTTATAAATTAAGATACTTCGGGTGGTTCCTCGCCCATTGTTGCTACTGCAAATTCTTGCATATTAGATTCAACAAAGTCCGGTGGCAAATCATCTATACGGAAAGTAGCTAGATTCCCGAAATGATCTTCAACAATGAAGTGGATTTCATTGTTTTTTGTGTGCATCGGCTGGGTTTTTCCGACACAATGAAGATGCACACCCATTTCTGGATGCGCATAATATCCGCCTACTTGAATTTTAAGGATGAATTTCTGTCTGCGGAATTCATCTAAATCAACAACATTATTGTTTTCGCCATTCATTTTCTTCATTCTGTATCTGGCGGAGCATTTTTCTTTCGTCTTTTATACGTTGTCGCGCCGACTCTTCGCGTTTCATCCTTTTTCTAATGCAGGGTCTGACATAACGAGAATTGTCCTTGACTGCCTTCATTATACCCTCATTCATAACTGCAACTTTGAACCGAATCAATGCACGATTGATATTTTCGTTGCGTCCCAATTTAATTGTAACCATATCGATCACCTTTCTTATTATAGTTATGTGATAGGAATTCCACCACTTCATCTTATTAGTATAACAGATTACTGCACGCTTGTCAAGTGTTTTTCAATATTTTGATATAAATCTTGCTATGGGTTGGATAAAAGGAAGTAAAGCAATTGCCATTGCAGTATTGACGCCTGTATGAACAAGTGCAACTTGTCTTGTGATACCAGTAGGCCACCCATCACTTACTAGCAGGCCTGCTATCCAAATTGTTCCGGTAGTCCCAATGTTTGCACCAAGAACCGCTGCGATTGCTGAGGGGAGGGGCAACGCACCTGAGGCCACGAGACCAATAATTGCAGTTGTTGACAAGCTTGATGATTGCCAGAGAAGTGTCATTGCGATACTTCCAAAAAACATCCAAATGGGATTACCAAGAAAGAACTCAAGATGTTCCATTTTTCCCATCGACTTCATGCCTGATGTAAATATACGCAAACCAAGATAAAATACACACAAACCGAAAAGTGTTTGAAAAACAGGATTATTAAAATCTATCATACTATTTCCTTTTTTGTATTTCCAATAATCATAGAGTTTTCTATGTTTCTTTTCCATAAATTATACAATTCTCTAATTTATCTTATATTTTCTATCTACAAGCCGGACGTTGGACTGTCCTTGATCATGGATGTATACCTCTTTAATGGGACCATCAATGTTTTTATCCCAATAATCTAGAAACTTGATAATGCGTGGATATTCTGGTAATTGATCCTCAGTCTGCCACATATATTCATTCACTATATGCAAATAATCTGGTATGTAATATACTACTTGGACGGTAGCAATGGTCCATTTCTTTATTTGAATATAACTGATGGTATCCCTTTCTTCTTTTTCATATCAAATAATATATAACTTCGTATTTAAGAAGGTTTGTATTCAAAATTATAAGTTAATGGATTGTCTTGTAATAAGATTGCTCCGTTGCTTAAATGAAAATTGCTTGCCATTTTTGTTTTTGGGCTCATTGTGATATATCTGGTATAACGGTTACACATCAACATTTGCTTTTTGAGCAATTTACATACATCATTAACTATTTTTTTTCCTTGACCTTTTTTATTTGACCATACAGAATAAAATATTGCAAAATCACTGCCTGCGGGAATAGACATCAATTCTTCTTCATCAATTGGAATCTTTTGTAAATATGCGATACATAAAACTGCACCAACGGAATCGTTGATCATTTCTGGAAATATATCAAAGTAATCATTTAATGTAGAATAATAAACTTCTCTGTGCCGTTCTTCTACTCTCCATTCAAACGGAATAGTCGGCCTGATTGGATCGTGCAGACATAATAATTCAGCTTCGTCCACACTGGCTAATTTTAACAATACGTCCTCTCTGGAATCCCGTCACTTGTATGTATGAGATCCCAAATCTTATAAATAAAAAAGAAATCACAAAATATGACTGCTCTGATTGACCCACAAGATTTTACCCACATAACTCAAATACTCCGAGATTTCTTTTCTGAACGTGACTTCCTTGAAGTTCACACCCAGAATCGTCTATCTATTCTTGCTGCGTGTGAAGACCCAACCACCGTTGCAACATATCAGTATTCAGGAGAAACTTGGCCGCTTCCACAAACCGGGCAGATGTGGCTCGAATATGAACTTCTAAAAAACCCAAAACTCCCCGGTTGTTTCTGTCTCTCCACTTCATATCGTCAAGAACAAAACCCAACTCCAGGCAGACACGAACTGATATTTCCTATGTTTGAATTCGAGGTGCCCGGTGACTTTAAAGATTTGTTACAATTAGAAAACGACCTTTGCAAGTATCTAGGTTTCAAATGTGACCACGGTAGAGCACGTTATACAGAAGATTTCCCAGGCGGTACTTATGGGGGAATGGTTGCAAAATATACTGCACCAGATAATACACTTGATGCAAACCACGAACTTAATATGTACATGGAATACGGAGATGTATTTTTCCTAACTAAATTTCCTTATCATACAAGCCCGTTTTGGAATATGAAAACATCTAAAACACTAGATGATGTTAATAATCCCATTGCAAATAAATGTGATGTTATTATTGGCGGCATGGAAACAATCGGTAGTGCAGAACGAGCGACAAATGTTGACGAAATGCGTGAACAATTCCATAATATTTCCGATGGAGAATATGCCGTACTGCTCTATAACCTGTTCGGCCAAGAACGAGTATTAAAAGAACTCGATGAATTTTTAAAGTTTAATTTCTTCCCACGTTTCGGCGGTGGCATTGGAATTACTCGTCTAATTTCTGGAATGAAAAAGGCTGGTTTGTTAGAATGAAAACCGACCCCATAAAAATTTATAAAAACGGAATGGGCATACATGAAGTATTAGAACAATTGCAACAACAACAAGTTCTTACAGAAAAAGAAATAGAATCATCAATAGTATATCCTTCTACGGGACTCTACATACATCTGCGCCCCAGAGCTAAGATAGATTTACTACCAGAATTGCGGAGTGGCGAAACAGGTAAACGCAATCGTTTGTTGGACGAATAAATTTGTAGGTTCGATTCCTACCTCCGCAGCCACCCCACAACAAGGAATAACTATTTAGGTTAATATTTTTTGTGTTGACCAACGTGCCTCGCCTTCTTGTGTCGGATATTTGGAAGTAATACACGCCATACAAAGGTCTTCTTCTTTTTTATTCACTGCATCGAGCAAACCACGGAAACTCAAATAACGTAAACTATCCGCACCAAAATCACTTGCACTTGGTTCATCAACACTCCCCGCATAAAGTTCTCTAATAGTAGGAAAATCAATTCCATAAAAACAAGGTGAAGTGATTGGCGGGCTCCCGATTCTTATATGTACTTCCCGAACACCACTCCATTCTTTCAAATTCCTCACCAATGATTTCATAGTAGTTCCACGCACAATTGAATCATCTATCAGTATTACTTTCTTCCCCTGTAAAACTTCTTTTAGATGGGTGAATTTTAATTGAATATTATACTTTCTATTTGTATTATCTATAAAGGTCCTACCAACAGAATGATTTTTAATCAACCCCTGTACAAATGGTATCCCTGTTGTCTGTGCATATTTTGCTCCTGCCACATAAGATGACTCTGGAACTGGAACCACAATCCAATCATCATCTTCCAATGATAATGTTTCTTCCTTCGCTAATTCTTCTCCAATTCGTTCTCGCACACGATATACAGATTCGCCATCCATTACAGATGCTAAATGAGCAAAATAAATCCATTCAAAAAAACAATATTTTGGTGTTGGTTTAAAATATTGTCTGACTTCAAATTTTTCACCATCTGTCCATAACATATGTCCGGGTGGCAAATCTTGTGCTTCGATTTGCATATTGGAAAGTACTACCGACTCACTTGCAAATACCAACAGTCCATCTTTAATTCCATAACACAATGGCCGAAGACCAAGGGGATCACGAACTGCAATCATATGTCCATCTGCATTGAGAAACCCCATGCTCCAACTACCGTCAAATGGTTCAACTAATTTTTTGAATATTTTCCAAAAATCAGGTTTCTCCCAAGGATTATGCTCTTGCAATTCTCTTGAAAGAAAATGCATAATTACTTCTGTATCGGAATCATAGGTCATATTATAACCCACCTCTTCCAACCCAGATTTCAATTGTGCATAGTTTGCAAGATTGCCATTAAAGGAAAGGGAAAACCATTTCGTTTTTCTACCATGTACCCGTTCAAATGGTTGCGCAAGGTGCTCACCAGTTTCACCACTAGTAGCATAACGTACATGGCCTATTGCTGCATGGCCACTATAATCTCCAATTAATTTTTTACTTTTGTAGGGGTGATTAATTTGAAATACTTCATGAACCTTTCCATTATCTTTGTGGGTCTGAAGTATTCTGTTGCGAGTTGGATTATATGATGTAACCCCAGCACTAAGTTGGCCTCGATGTTGTAGATCTAATAAGCCTCTTACTATCAACGGATAAACATTTCTTGTCTTATCTTTGAGGGAGTACATCCCGAGCACGCCGCACATTTCAAGTTTTTTCGTTCATGTTTGTTTTGTTTTAAAGAAAAGAGTGCTAGATCATCTCCAACCTTCAACTGAAGGTCATTATAATCGAGAATCCCTAAGCGGATGACGATTCCCGCCGCTCCAGTTGTGGTCAGTAGTCAACTGCGCCGTGCTGGGTCGCAACACTCCTATATCGCTCCTATAAAATGAATCTTGCCAACTTATTTTTTCCACTACATTATATGCCTGTTCTCTAGCATCTTCCAATGAATCACCTCTCGCTGTCACATTCAAAACTCTACCACCATTTGTGATCCACTTAACTCCATGATGATTACCAACTTGTTGAGTTCCAGCATGAAATATTTTTACATTAGGATTAGATAATTCTGCATCCAACCCTTCGATCATATACTGTGTTTGATACTCTTCAGGATATCCACCAGAGCACATAACAACTGTTAATGCAGATCC